CTGATCACTAGATGCCGATGCGACAGAGTAAATTGATACTTGGAAGTATGGGAGCTGCATGCGCCATATTTCTAGTCGTCTCGAAGAGAGAGTGTTTACGGGAAGCCGTTTCCTCTTTGTGTGAATTCGTATCCACACGTCCGTCAATTGAGGCTGATGTTGTGAGAGATGCTTTTACCAATGTTACCGTGAACCAGGTTGCACTTACTCCTGGTCACACACACCCAACCGCCGCTGCTTTAAGAACCGCCGCAACAAACTTCGTATGTGAGTTGTCTACCCACTGTGGGGTAGATGTATATGTTGTGGGCATGTCTAAATCTGATCAAAGGAAAGGCATGAAAGGATCTCGGCAATGGTGGTGGGCAAAAGATGTGAATGCAGACAACCGCTCTGACCCAAAATCTCCCACCGACATTCGGTACATATGTGATGTAGATTATTACATCGATATGCCATCGTTGTTGGCGGAAGAGGCCAAGCCCGTTGTGTTGTACACAGTTGTCCCTGAGGAGGCTGTTTCCAAAGCTACTGACGACACCAGTTTCTGCTTCGATGCGGATGGTGCGTTAGTATCCAAGGTTGCTGGCGCCGGCTCATACTCTCATTACCTTTGGGATTATGGTTATGATAGCTTGTTAGCTGTCCAAACCTTTCTCGGCGTTCCCACGCGCGTTGTTGCGTATGCTGTGGAACGAAAGCAGGTTGGGAAACACCGTCAAGTGGTGTTGCTCAGCCCAATTAGGGTATTTGAAGGATTGGGCGCTATTTTAGCGTATTGTTTGTTGGAGTCTAAACCCCTGACACGATGGAGACCTATAGTTAATAAAGGGTCCGAAGTGTTCGTACGGTTTGATGTCCATACTAACGAAGACACCTATGTTACAACCGCGAGGCCAAATGTACTTCTCTGTGCTACAGTACCTGCCAACGTGGACGCCTGCATTGCAACAGTTGCTAGACTTGGGACTACCAATCTCATGTTACCAACTGCTGCTAGCTGGTTAAGCAATGATCGACCTGCAGCTGCAGTCTTGACGGAATACCATCGCTTGTGCGGAAAACAAGCTACGATGATGGTATTTCCGGTGGACAAGGCAGTGCGTGCTTATCAATATAAGCCAAAGGAATATGATCAGGAAGCAAAACCAAAGCTTGAAGCATTCATGAGCCCTTTAATCCATGAAGCCTTCGCTCCAGTGATGAATAAAGCTGGAGAGGAGCAAAGTGTTGATGGACGAATAACAAAATTAAGAAAACAAGAACCATTACCAACACGATTTGTGGATGATTGTATGCGAGAATTTGCGAACCTCGTAGTACAAGGTGTAACCCTTGAACCTGTCTGTTATGAAGTTGTTGAAAACAAACAGACTAGCGCATCCCAGAAAACTTCCTTGCGGAAGGCAGTATTAAATGGTGATTTTAGAGCCGCGATACTTAAATGCTTCGGGAAAGCCGAAGCTTATAATGGTATCAAGGATCCTAGAAACATTAGTCAATATAATGATGCTGACAAATTAGACATGGCCATGTTGGCTTTGTCATTGTCTGAGCACTGCAAGCAGTTTCCCTGGTATGGACCCGGCAAGACTCCCATAGAAATAGCCACACGAGTGGCAGAAATTTGTTATGGGGCCAAAGAATATGTGAATATATCGGATTATCATCGTATGGATGGAACCATCACGTATTATCTTCGGCGTGTTGACCGGGCGGTTTGTATGAAGGCCTTTACAAACCATCGCGCTAAGGTGAATGAACTTTTGAAATCAAATGTCGACAATGTCGGAGTGTTGCCATTTGGAACAAAATATGAACAAGGACCCTCGCACGGATCAGGCTGCTCAGCAACCAGCCTCTTCCAAACGCTCCGTGCAAGTTTCACGGCCTATCTTGGCTTTAGAAACAAAATCTTACCAACAGGGGGCAGACTCTCGCCGGAGGAAGCCTTCAAACAACTCGGAATTCATCTTGGTGACGATGGTCTCGATGCTGACTTACCGACAGGTTGTCATAAATGGGCAGCCGGTAAAGTCGGACTCGTGCTTGAGGCAGCGATTGTTGAAAGAGGGTTCAGAGGGGTCAATTTCTTGGCACGCTACTACTCACCCGAGGTCTGGGAAGGATCTCCTGATAGTATGTGTGATGTCAAACGACAGCTCTCTAAACTTCATACAACGGTACGCTTACCTGCTAACGTCACGCCTGAGCAAAAATTGGTCGAGAAATGTATGTCGTACTTGGCTACCGATGGAAACACACCCGTCATCGGTGCCTTTTGCAAGCGGGTGTTATTGCTATCAACCCTCCGCCCCAGAACTGTTTTTGGAATCGGTAGTTGGTGGTCAAAATTCGAGCATTCTGCCCAATACCCCAATGAAAATGTTGGAGGATGGATGGATGTGGAGTTTTCAACACAACTTGAAGAATTTGATAGAAGTCAATTCACAAGATGGTTGGATTCCACCGAAACACCCGAGGACTTGCTTTGCGCTCCACTATGTGCGGAACCCAGAGCCCCATCACCTGTCATCGTTGATGTCGTGGTTGACGAGGATGTCCTCACTGCAAAGGCTATTACAACACCAGAATCATCAAATTCGGAGTCAAGTACAACAGAGTCAAAACGGAAACACGCCAGAAGAACTAGTAATACTAACTATCAAAGAACTGCAAAAAGTGCAAATAAGCTCTCCCGTAAATGCGCGGGAGGCAATGAATCCATCAGTTCTACAGCCACCAAGCCACGCAATTGCGCGCGGAAAGGTGCTGCGCAGGAATAAAAGTAACCCTGTG